AATGAAGCCCGCTATGCTAAACCACCCCTCAACCATTTGGGCGAGGCAATCTTATGCTAACTTCGATTGGCTTTATCAACATGGTATTGCTCTTTGCGAAGAATATACTTATCGTTATGAGAAAGAACATGGTTCAGAAAAAAGAATCAAAAATACACCTTTTTCTAATTACTTACAATCAATGAGAGTTCAATACGATGTAGGATTAACTCCTGTAACAATTGCTATGGATGATATGTATAGAATAGAAAATACATTTGATGATGAGTGGGAGTTTGTAATACAATCTTATCGTCATTATTATCTTGAAGGTAAATGGCGATTCGCTGAATGGCGTAAAGACCGCAGACCGGATTGGTTTCCAGCAAATCATTTTGCTAAGAAATATAATATTGGTGTCAGAAAATACAATGAGAGAAACCCTAAGTTTCCAAGATTAGAATTAAGTGAGGAATTAGAATGAAATTAGATACAATTGATTGGGAAGAACAAGCACAGCAATTTTTAGAACAACATGGAAATGACGATAATCATATCCATGAATGGGTTGATGGTCTTGTTCCTATTTATTATTATGATATAATGGTTGAAGCGAATAGAGCAAAGGTTTACCATGAAAAGATAAAAGAACATGAAGTGGGAACAGAACTATGGAAAGTATTACAACAACATATTTATCATTCTTATTATGAAAATTTTATGACGGCATTCTTTGAAGCATTGGAGGACTTTGATGAAGATTAGAACCCAAGAAAGATGTATGTCTTGTAACAAAGTAATTAGTAAGAAAAGATATTACTGTTACTCTTGTTTTAATGATTTAGAAGAAAGAGCAGGTGAAGTAAATGAGTAAACATATAGATGATTTTGATGATATTATAAAGTCTGTTGGGAAGGGGGATTCAGATAATCCTGATGTAATAGACCGTAAATTGATTAATGCTGATGCTTTATTTGAAATGATTTCTCTAGAGTTTAGAGAAAATCCAACTCATATAAATAAAGTTAGATTAAATATGGCGATGAATGCTATATTGTTTTGGACAAGCCAAAGCAAAAAAGTATTTTCTTTAACGGAGGAATTTTAATGAATGAATGTGAAAAATGTAATGGAGTAGGTTGGTATGAAGTTCCTAATTACCGTCTTGAATGTATTGAAAGAGTGGAATGTATTGATTGTCTTTTAGAAAATCAATTTCAAGACCACCTTAAACTCGAATTATCTCAACTGTTATGCAACGCAAGTCCACAGAAACTTGCACAGATTGTAGCAGAATTAGTAGTTAATTCAGTGAATAGGAATGAGAATGACGACCTTCAGCGTATTGAGGGTATCATTCACACTAAGAATCTAATGAACGCTTTAGCGTTAGGAGATGCTTACTCCCGTTAGGGGAAAAGGAACAGGTTTAAGGTAGTGCTTTTCCTTCCTTTATATGCGGAACGCACCACCTTATTTCAGTAAAGAGAAAAAATAGGAAAGTGAAAACAATGAATACAAATGTTGAATTTAGAATAATAGATACGGCAGAAATGCCACCGATTGTAATAAGCCAAAACGAGAACGGAGAACCAAAGGTAGTGATTAATACTTATCATAAACTATGGATTAGTTTGCATAGAAGAACGATTGCAGGTATTATCGAAGCACTACAAGAAAAAATGGATATGCTCTTAACAAGTTTCTTACAAGAGCAATACAAGTTTGAACAAATGGATAGAATGGAGGATTAAAAATGACAATAATGAAACAATGCGAAAGATGCAATAATAGTTTTGCTACAAGAAGTAATACAAGCGCAAGATGGGAAAGACTATGTGGTGTTTGTTATGCTGAAAAAAGAAGAGAGCAACTCATTTCTAATGCAGAAGATAAAACTGCAAGAAATATATCTGCTATTGAAGATAGAATGCTCGCTCTTGAAGAAACGCTAAATAGTCATATTCCTGCCCTTGTTGGTGCAGAAGTCAGTAATCATCTTGAGAATGTTATTGGGCAAGATATTATTGATGACTTATTGAAAAGGGCTATGGAATCAATTTCAAACTCAATGCAAAGTTTTGTCGAAAGACAGATTAAATTTGAGGCTAAAATTCAAAGACAGATAACTACTTTGAATAATAAAATAATTTCATTAATGAAAGATAAAGGTGAGTAAAATGACAGATAAACTAACAAAAGAAGATTACAAAAATATAGCGAAAGGAGTAGGGAAAGGACTAATTCAAGTTACTTGGTTAGGAATTATGATTCCTTTTGCAGTATGCGGCTTAGGTTTAATACCTAAATTGAAGGAGGCCGACTATCCGTTAGAGTGACGGATGAACTCCTTTATATACTTTGGAAGAGTGGAGATAGTAAGAGAGAGTGATTTATAATGATTAAGATTAGAATACAGAATGAAACAGGACACACTGAATTGGTATTGGCTAATTCAGAAGTAATAGAACAAATAGACAGACACCCGACTCATTGGATTTTTATTGACAATGAAATGGTTAGCCGTGAATCGGTTAATTCAATTAATTGGGATGAAGTAACTCAAGTGGATTTAACACCCGCTATTGTTGGAGGAAGTCTTTAAGTTAAATATTAACTGACTCTTCCAAACAACCACAGGGGGTAGTATTAGGTTTAATCCGCCTAATGCTATCCCCTTTTTTGGGTGATGTTGCCCGATTTACTCAACTTTATTGATGAAAATGGATTAAAAATTATGCTAGATTTAAAAGGCTGGAAATTATCAGAAGCCATAATAATTAAAGACCTAGCAATCGTAAAGCCCGACTTTTATCCGCCTACGCATATCCTTGCGGTAGGCAAGAAGGGATATATTTATGCGGACGGTTCGACCCGTATAGAATACGCAGGGCGAGTATTTTCTTCGACCACAGATTTATTAGAATCTTGTGGTGAAGATGCTATACTTGACTTTAAGAATTGGGTATTTCTTGAAGAAAAAGAATGGGTAATAACCGATGGTAAGAATTGGTTATCCTCTTTTTCTAACCTTGCTGAATTACCTAAGAGAACAAAATACAGGTGTTAATTATGTCAAAACAAAGTCCTAACAAAAAGATATTATCAGATATTACAGTTCATATGAAGTATGCTAAGTTTAAGCCCGAAATGCAAAGGAGAGAAACTTGGGATGAAATATGCGAAAGAAATATGAATATGCACATTAAGCATTATCCACAATTAGAAGAAGATATTAGAAATGTTTATCAGTATTTTGTAAAGCCTAAACTTGTATTGCCATCTATGCGTTCAATGCAGTTTGGTGGAAAGCCTATTGAAATATCTCCTAATAGAGTATATAATTGTGCATATATGCCAATTGATTCTTATTTAGCATTTAGTGAGGCTATGTTTTTATTGCTTGGTGGAACAGGAGTAGGTTATTCTGTTCAAAGACACCATATAGATTTATTATCTGAAGTTCAAAAACCAAATCCACAAAGACAGCGAAGATATTTAATTGCTGATTCTATCGAAGGATGGGCTGATGCAGTTAAAGTATTAATGGAATGTTATATAGGAATTAGAACATCGACTCCTGTATTTGATTATTCAGATATTAGAGAAAAAGGTGCTATATTAATTACTTCTGGAGGAAAAGCACCGGGTTCTCAACCATTAAGAGAATGTCTCGTTAAAATAGAAGGTATTTTACAAAACATTCCTAATGGAACTAAATTAAGTCCTATTCAAGCACATGATATTATGTGCCATATTGCAGATGCAGTATTAAGTGGCGGTATTCGGAGAGCCGCTATGATTAGTTTATTCTCCGCAGATGATAATGAAATGATTTCATGTAAATCTGGTAATTGGTGGGAAAATAACCCACAAAGAGGTCGTGCAAATAATTCCGCAGTATTACTGAGGCATAGAGTAACTAAAGATTTCTTTATGGATTTATGGAAAAGAATTGAATTAAGTGGTAGCGGAGAACCCGGAATTTATTTTAATAATGATAAAGATTGGGGAACAAATCCTTGTTGTGAAATTGCTTTGCGACCATATCAGTTCTGTAATTTAACAGAAGTGAATGCTTCTAATGTAAAAGACCAAGCAGATTTAGAACAGAGAGTTAGTGCCGCTTCGTTCTTAGGAACATTACAAGCAGGTTATACTGATTTCCATTATTTAAGAGAAGTATGGAGAAAGAACTCTGAAAAAGATGCACTATTAGGTGTATCAATGACAGGAATTGCTTCTAATATTGTTGAACATTTAGATTTAGAAATGGCTGCTTTTGAAGTAAAGAAAGAAAATGAAAGAGTTTCTAAGATAATTGGAATAAATCCTGCATCAAGAACAACCTGTGTTAAACCTGCTGGAACTACCTCTTTAGTATTAGGAACTTCAAGTGGTATTCACGCATGGCATAATGATTATTATATTCGCAGATTAAGAGTAGGAAAGGATGAAGCGATTTATTCTTATCTATTAAATAATCATCCTTCATTAGTTGAGGATGAGTTCTTTAATCCAACAAAACAAGCGGTAATTAGTGTTCCACAAAAAGCACCAACAGATGCAATTACTCGACATGAATCGGTATTTGATTTATTAGAAAGAGTAAAGAATTTTAGCATTAGATGGGTTCGTGCTGGACATGCTGATGGATTAAATACACATAATGTTTCAGCGACTATTTCCATTAAAGAAGATGAATGGGATATTGTTGCGGATTGGATGTGGTTAAATCGACATTATTATAATGGACTGTCTGTATTGCCGTATGATGGCGGAACATATACTCAAGCCCCATTTGAAGATTGTGATAAACAAACTTATGAGCAGTTAACACAAACTCTTCAAAATATTGATTTAACACAAGTAACTGAAACTCAAGATAATACTGATTTATCTGGTGAAATTGCTTGTGCTGGCGGATTGTGCGAAATATAAGGAAGTGAAAAAATGAAACTCTTCAAATCATATGGAGAGTATTTATCAACGATAATAACAATAATAAGAGACTTTGATGAAAGGTGCTTAAATAAAATAAGATTAGCAATAAATGTCTGTGATTCCATGTGGGATGACAGAGAAAAAATACATAGATTAAATACTACTATAATGGAATGTTTATGGGAAATACCGGAAGCCGTTGAAACAGGCTTTCCTCAATATATAAAAAAGAAATATGTTGAAACAAGGAATATTTTAGATTACCATGATGCTAATTGCGGAATAACTTTTGAACAAAAAGATTGTCAAATATGTAAAGATAGAATAAGAATAATAAATAAAGTATGTGGTGACTATGAAAGAGAACGACCCAAAATATACGCTGAATAAAAGAACAAATAAGCGTATTGCTACTCGATGCCGAGTATGCGGAGGACAATTATTATCAGCCTCCGATATTAAGAATGAAATTCACGAAGAATGTAATAATGATAATAAAAATGTATATATGATGTGATAATATGGAATTAAGAATTAGTAAACCCTCTGATGGTGGAGGATATTATACAACAACGGTTCGTTGTGGAACTTATCCTTTTCCTCACCACAGAACAGTTCAATATAATAGACAAGCAAAAGACCCTGTTCAATCAGGACTAGAGTCCTTTTGGAGAAGCGTTTTATCAACTCGTAGTAAAAGAAGTAAATATAACTACGGTGGAGTAAACTTCGGTGAAACTTTTAATCATGTAGTTATGATTAATGGTTGTCCTGTTGTTTTATCAAGAGAAGGTATTCGTTATCATCTAAATGGTAAATCATATAGTTTATCAACAATATGTTCAGCACTAGCAAGATTAACATATAAATCCTGTTTTGAAGATAATCCTGAAGTATTGCTATCAAGTCTTTATACTACTCTAAACTTGCCGGAAAATGTCAAGTATTGTTTAGAAAATCGTGCGCCTTTTCATTTCATGGAAAATTATGAAAGGGTTGATGTTAGACTCAATGTAATGCAAATCGGTGATAAAATGATGGCTATGGAAATCAGTGATGGTATTTGGGGAGAATTGACTGTCAAAGAACTCGATACCTATTGTAACTTTTATTTGCATAATAAATCAAGAGGCTCTTGGAAAAGATTAGCACCCAAAACATTATATGAACGCTTGATGGGTAAGAAACCATCCGAGTCGGAATTGAAAGTTATGATAGCCTTTTTGAAGCAAAATAGAATGAGCGATATTGTTGAAGATAGAGCATTACAGTTAGTTGCTGAAATGTTAGAATCTAATAAGGGAAGATTAGCGGCTCATTATAATGATGATAAAGAATTAGAGTTTATGTTAATTAGAGGCAAAGATTACGATTGGAAACTCACTAATAATAAATTTAAATCCGGTATTCAAATGGTTTCAACATATATTTGGCAACCAACGGTGGAAGCAAAAGAAGTTGGTGAAGATAAAAATGGTCATAAAATATATGAGAAAACATATTCTGCACCTAAATGGCGTGGGCCGATTTGTATAGATAATATGTCTGATGGTTCACCATTAGGCGACCAATTCGCTACAAGAGCATTAGCATTATTAAATGACTCAATGACAATAAAAATAGTAAATACAATTAAGTCGTATATAACGACTGAACCGAATGAATATAGAGTTGATGAAAATGATTTGCAATGAATGTGGATGCACAGAAAATGAATACGATGAAAATATGGGAGAAAAAATCTGCAAAGATTGTGGATTAGTTCTCGTAACTGAAATGTTTGAAGAAACAGTTCATATTTTAGATACTGTTGGGAATGTTAAGCATTCTTCTGATAAAGGTAAATTAGGTTCTGTTATTGCAGGTAAAGGGTCATTTAAATTTAATAAGTTTGGTAAGAACAGTGTAATACCTCAACACATACAGAACGGACTAATGCACTGTAATATGGTATTATCTCATGTAGCCCCTCAATTAAATCTAAATGATAGGGTCGAAGAACTATATATTAAATTACAGAATAAAGGAATATTTGGAAGAAGTGCTTATGAAGCAAGAGCAACGGCAGTAGTTTATTATGCTCTAAAAGAAAACGGAACACCTCATTCTTTTAAGGATGTTTGTTCAGAATTTAATCCTAATCTAAAAGTAGTTAAAAAATTAGTTAGGAGAATAAATCAAGAGCATCGTAATAGTGTAAACTATACTCCAATTAACCCGCAATATCTTTTGAAGCAAACACTTCATAAAATATCAGAGGATATTGAGTTTCAAAG